CTTGATACATTCCTCGAGCGGTACGAAATGGCAGACGTCAGAGCAACCGGGGAGGCCATGATTAAGGAAGCGGGAGGGCCAGAGGTTATAGACCGGAATGTCATCGCAGAGAATAAAGTTAAATACGACAACGCCACAATCAAGCAAATTGTCTTGTACTATGGCCTTACAGAATACGAAACTATTGTCCCTATGCTCGAGGAGCTAGCCGAAGCCCTCGGACTACAAAATAATACGGAAGTTATTAGTCACCTCATTCGTCAGGAATATGAGAATCATAAATAAAAAGCAAAGAGAGATCGATTATAAAAACTACAAAATGAGATCCGCTAGTACCGCGGACTATCACGAGTTGATTACCGAGCCAGTCACCATAATGCACGAGGGAGAGGTAAAAGTCGTATATGACAAATTGCCATTTGATACTAGCAAATACCGGGCAGCGTTCAAGAGAATCAAATACGACACCGGTACCCGGACCAGTGGATTAAAGACAACCTCGAGGATATTCGGATATTCGCCACGGGTAGCATTGCGGAAAGACTTTTGTGCGGCAACCGCCCTCGCAACAGAACACCCAGAGGAGCATGGCTTGATCTGTGAATTGGGACGAAAGATTGCAGATATTTACCTCAAGCGTGCCGGCGACATATACAAAAACCATACCCTAGAAACCAAGGACCGTATGAGTGAGGATTGGGTGATCCCGGGGACACCGTTCACTAGTGGAATCATTAACAAAAACAATCCGCTCAAGTATCACTTTGATACCGGTAACTTCAAGAAAGTATTCAGTTGCATGATTGCCTTCAAGAGCGACGTATCAGGAGGGCATCTATCATTACCCGAATATGATTGTGGATTAGAGATTGCCGACGGTAGTATCTTGTTATTCGATGGCCAAGAGATCCTACACGGCGTCACACCGATCGAAAAGCACACAGAGGACGCATATCGCTATACAGCCGTCTTTTACTCACTGAGGGGCATGTGGGAGTGCCTCACGGTAGACGATGAGATCGCCCGTATCCGTAACCTAAAGACCGATAGAGAGCGTAAAAGACTGTAATTGTGAATAAACCCGGGGAAAGTGTGAATCCCGGGGACCGTCACAATACCGACACGTTTCCCGTGCAGATGTCAAAAATGTTGTATTATAAATACTATGCCAGCGAAAAAGAGCAATAAACCGAAAAAATCCAGTGTGAAAAAGGGTACTAAAAAAACCCCGGCCAAGAAAAAGCCAACGAGGAAGCTTGCCGCCAAAGCCAAAGCACTAAAAAAACAAGAGAAGTCACCATTTGCAACCGTGGCATTCTTTGCGTATGTCGAGTTCATGGCAAAGCCAGATCCCGAGCGTTGCGAGATGTTGGGAATACCGTACGAAGAGAAAACCCGAAAGTATATCGCCAAGCCTACCTCGGGAGCGTTTGCTAAAAAGTACGACGTACATATCAACACATTAACCAATTGGAAGCAGCGAAAAGATTTCAACGTAGCAGTACACCAGAAGCGCAATTTTTGGGGATTGGAAAAGGTCCCAAATGTTATGGCCGCGTTGTATCAGCGTTGCTTGCGTTACGGTATGGCTCACGACGTCGAGCTATTCTTGGCGTACTACGAGAAGTGGGATCGCAAGGCCGCAGTCACTAATCCACCGGTACCGTTCACAGCGGACGATATCAGGTCGATAATCGACGTATTACCAGAGGACCGACAAGAGCATTTCCATGGAATCATTACCGCAGCAATTACAGAAGCTCAGAGCCTCGGAGGAGGCAATAGCTAGATACAAGCTCGTCCGATTGCGTACGCCCGAGGATATTCGGGAAAAGTACGGGGACAAGCCTATCTCATTATTGCGCTTGCTAGAGCCAACAATGAAGTTTCCGAAAAAGATTCGGATCTTGTTTGCGTTGCTTTGGTTACAACAAGATAGAAAAGGAAACCCGGCCAATCGTTTTATTATCAAGGGACCGCGTGGAGGTGGGAAGTCAAAGCTACTCGGAGCCATTGGTTTTGTTGTTTGGTATCTCAAGTATTACTCGATCGTGGATATGGCCGGATCGCTCAGTCAGGCAAAAGAGGTATACAAGTATTTTGCGGCGCATTGCTACTCGCACCCGGCTATTATCGACGGGCTACCGAGAGAGCCAACGATCAACGAAACCAAGTCGGAGCGTAAAAACTATTTCAAGGCCGTTGCCGCCTCAGAAAAGCAGATCCGTGGACCGCACCCGGATTGGTTGTTAGTCGATGAAGCTTGTGAGGCCGAGGACGCTTTGATATTGGCCGCGATGCCGATGGTTGGATCGTCACCGAATCAGTGTATTGTCTTGACCTCGACTTTTCATAAAATCTTTGGATTATTCCAAGAGATATGGGACAACGCCGACGAGATGGGTTATGTACGTTTTTCATGGGACGCGATCGACGTGGTCGGAAGCTTTGACCCGGCTATCTTTGACGATGAGCGCCTCAAGGCCGAGATACCGGATCTACACTTGCTCAAAAAGAGGATTGGCGGGCGTACAGGTGATCCCGAGGGTTGGATCAATATCAAGAACGTAATACAGGCGTGGAGGGAAAAGAGATCGATCCAGTGGTTTGACGTTGAGTATATGGGATCGAGGCCGTCAGCCGACGGAATGGTACTTGATCCCGAGGATATTGACGCGTGTACTTATGGCGAGGATGAGATACCAAAGCATATCCCGGGGGCGACCGTGGTCGCTGGCCTCGACTGGGGATTCGCCGGAATGACGGCATGGGTGGAGCTTATGGAGTACACCAACGAGCGTAAAGTACAGCTTAACAATAAAAACTGGTCAAAGACGGCCCTCGGTATCATTATCAAAGACATAATCGAGGAAGTGGACGCCAAAAAGATCACCTACATATACGCCGATTCAGCGGGTACGTTCGAGAATATCGAATTGCAGAACGCGCTAAACTTGCATTTTAAATACACAGATCACAAGTGCGTTGTCGTCCCCGTTGTTTTTTCCAAAGAAAAGTTTGGTAAAATAAACAGCGACGAGAGAGATTCGCCAAGCTTGATTGGTAACTACAGATCACATTTTCAGCGTCACTTGATGATGATCCCGGCAGAGCATAAAGTCAGCTTGTGGCAGCACAAGAGATACCGCTACGTCGAGGGTACAGACAAGACAGTCAAAAAAGACGATCACATTCCCGATGCAACCATGTGTGTACTCAAGCACTGGCCGCTTGGTACCGTGGCGACAGGTTTCGCAGACCTTGCCCGTTTCGAGCGCAATAGCCGCATAATTGACGAGGGGACATTTACAGGCGGATTATTAGATGAGGAGTTCTAAAATGTAGTACAATAAAAACATGAAGTCAGCCGGCAACAAAACTACTAAAAAGGCAAGCCCGAAAGTATCCGCGGCCGAGCCTAAAAAAATCAACAAACGATCTAAGAATCTTGGAGGGGTATATGGTGACTCGGGTACCGAGATCTATCAAGGTTTTATTTCAGAGGAATACAACAACAAACTAGCAGACGTCGAGGGTATCAAAGTATTCGACAAGATGCGCAAACAAGACGGTACCGTCAGTTCGGCCGTACTCGTAACGTCTTTGCCTATTAGACAGGCGAATTGGTTTATCAAGCCAGTGAGCGAAGATCCGCAGAATATAGAGATTGCCGATTTTGTTAGTTGGGCGCTATTCGATGCCGTGTCTATCTCATGGCAAGATCTTTTGCGCCAATCACTACTTTCGACCGTGTTTGGGGTTATGGTATTCGAGAAAGTCTTTTCCGTAAAAGAACGGGACGGTGTCGAGTATGTTTGTTGGGACGATCTAGCCCCACGCATGCCAAAGACGATTAACTCATGGGAAACCTCAGACGGGCATAAGGGAATACAGCAACAGTTGCGCACCGGTAAGGTTGTGGATATCCCGATGGAAAAGCTACTCGTATTCGTTAACGATATGGAGGGTGAAAACTGGTGGGGTACGTCTATTTTGCGAGCCGCATACAAGCACTGGTATTTCAAAGACAATTTTTATAAAGTCGACGCGATCGCTTTCGAGCGTCAGGGGTTGGGTATTCCACGATCCAAGCTAAAGGAGGGCGCCAACGATAACGATTACAGCAAGGCCGAGAGTATCCTCAAGAACATGCGAGCCAATCATAAAGGCTTTTTAGTTACGCCTCACGACGTAGATATCGAGTTTATGGACATGAAAGCGCAGACAACGCGCGATCCTATGCCATCGATATTGCACCATGACCGCCAGATCGTAAAATCAGTACTTGCTCAATTCCTAGATCTTGGAGCCGGGGAAACCGGATCGAGAGCGCTTTCTACAGATCAATCGGAAATGTTTTTGACGTCATTGCAAGCCGTCGCAAATAACATTGCCGGTACTTTCAATAAACACGCAATCGAGCAATTGGTTGATCTTAACTTTGACGGCGTCACCGAGTACCCAAAGCTCGCCTATACCGGGATCGAACGTAAAGACCAAAAGAACATTGCCGAAACCTACAAGATCCTCGCAGAAGCCGGGGGTATTCGTGTTACTGATTCAGACGAGCAGCATTTCCGCGAGATGATGGGGCTACCAGAGAATGAAGACGAGCATAGCGAGGGAGCCGAAGCCGACACCAGTACAGACAACGACGACGAATCAATCCCGGTTGACGAGGAGGCAGAGAAGACCATTGACGAGTTGGGCCTATCAGACTTTTTGACTGGACTAAAAAAAAAGATAACGACCGAGGGGGTACACACGACCATAGCGAGCAAGGTTGCGGAGTTTGCAGACATTCAGACAAAGATTAGTTACTTGCGCGCGGTTATCGCCAACGGTTACGCCAATCAGTCAGGCAATCAAGAGTTCTCGCAGTTGCTTATCAGCGAAGCCAACAGAGAATTGGCTATTGCTCGCAAACAAGCTTTTGCCGAACAAGATCCATACAAATCATTCCGCAAGTTAACATTCGCCGAGCAGAAAGTGGATTTTAAAGCGCTCGAGGCCGCCTTGGACACGCTCGAGGATCAATTTGACAAAGAAACGCAAGCTATCCTCAACAAAGAAAAAGAGGTATTTATGAAAAAGCTATCCCGGGCCGTTAACGCCGGGAACGCCGAGGCCGTGAAAGCCGCCTCATTCGAAGCGAAAGCAAAGTACGCCCGGGTTATCAAGTCAAAGATCAAAGAGGCATACGAGCGAGGTAAAAAGAACGCCGCCCTAGAGATGGGGGTAAAGACACCAGCCACGCCAAAAGCCGTACTCGATCAGATTGATATACTATCCGACGCAATAGCCGAATCACATATCGGCCAATTAACCACGCAAGCCAAAACAAGACTAACGACAGCGCTAGCCAAAGGAGAGAGCAAGTCAGTTGCCCTTGCCGCCGCCGATGTTGCCGTAGCAAAAAAGATCATTGAGATCACGAGGAACGCGTCACGCATTGCAATGGCCGGGTATATCAACAATGGCCGCAATACCGTGTTTGAAGTCAACAGCGAGAAGATTTACGCCCTACAGCGCTCGGAGGTACTAGACAATCGCACTTGTAACTATTGTTTATCAGTCGATGGCCGTGTTATTAGTAAAACGGACTCATTCGGACGCAATACAATATTCCATTCCGGTTGCCGTGGTATATGGGTAGAGATATTACTTGACGAACAGGAGTTGCCACCAATCGGCGGAATCCCGGCAACAGTGCGCGATCGTTTCGGTGATGCCGTCAACGATCTGATTCAACCAAAAACACCCGTCACTAAAAAAGACAGCCTCGCCAGAAAGGAGGAGGAAAAGAGAGCAAAGAGAAAAGCCGAGCGTAATAAACAGGGCGATAAGTAGCAGCGCCGTTATTCGTGTAGTACAATAAAACCATGCCTAAAAGCAACAAGGACAAAATAGCAATGACCAAAAAGCGAATTGCTTTTCCGATTCGTCTATTCGAGGAATCAACAATGCCGTTTCAAGAGCTACCAACGGAGATACACGTCGTGCCGACGGGCAAGTGGGATCACCCGGTATATGGAGAAATGGAAATCGGGACAAGTGAAATCGCAAAGTTTGTGCAACACTTTCGGGAGAATATTCGCCTGGATCTACCAATAACAGCAGGCCATGATAATGGCATGAACGGGGGTGAGTTACCCGCTGTTGGTTGGTTCAAAGATGTTATCGACCGAGGTGTCAACGGACTTTATGCGATCGTTGAGTGGACCGAGGAGGGAGCGCAAATGCTCAGGAAAAAGGCGTTTAAATACCTTTCCCCAGAGTTTTACGAAACCTACGAAGACCCTCAAAGTCGTGAGCGTTATGACTATGTCCTGGTTGGGGCCGCATTAACTAACTCGCCGTACTTCAAGGAATTGGACCCGGTGGTTACTTTCAGCGAGCCGTCAATTATTAACCAATTTAGCGATGAATCAATTATGAATATTGCAGAAATCCTAGCAAAAGACCCGAGCGCGTTGACCGACGAGGAAAAAGCTTTCCTAGTCACTAATGCCGCGGATCTAACCGACGGACAAAAGGAAACTTTTGGAATCGGGGAATCAGAGGACGAATCAGCAGACGACAAAGGTGACGACGCCGCCGACGAAGCCGGTGACGAAGATACTGAGGGCGATGATGACGAAGCCAAAGAAGACGAAGCCAAAGAAGACGAGGAAGACGAGGAAGCCGAGGAAGAAGCCCCAGCCGACAAGGTAGAGGCGTCAGACAAGCTTATCAAGGTATCAGCGTCAGAGTTTGCCGCCCTAAAATCCAAAGCGGACGAGGGCGCGTCAGCGTTCAGCGAATTGCAGTCAATGAAGCTCGACAGGAAAGTCAGCAAGTTGATGTTCAGCACAAGCAACCGCGACGGTCGTTTCATGCCAAAGCAAAAGACCGCCCTCAAGGCGTTCATGGAAACTTTGAGCGACAAACAGTCAGACCAATTTATCAATGTTGTTAACAACATGCCAAAGGCTAGTTTGTTTAGCGATCTCAAGGGAGACGACAACATCGACGAAGCGTCAGCAGCGAAGCGTATCGAAAAGCTTGTTGCAAGCGAGATGGAGGGTAAAAAGCTTAAATACTCAGACGCATTGCGTAAAGTATTCAAAGAAAACCCAGCATTGGAAGCGGAATATAACGAGGAGGTTGTATAACCTTTTACTAGAAAATAACTTAAAGATTCTATGTCTAACACACAAAATCCAAAGGATTTAAACAGCCTACCGGCAAGTGAGGACCTTTCAGCAAAGCAGTACTACATAGTACAACAGGACGCTAGCGGAAACGTCGAAGTTGCAGAGGGAGCTACAGATCTTATCTTGGGAGTTCTACAGAACACCCCGGAATCACTACAGATGGCTACTTACGCCAAGGGCGGAGTATGTAAAGTAGTATCAGACGGTACCGGCGCAATTGGCGGCTGGGTAACCTCAGACGCCAGCGGAAAAGCTACCCCTACTACTACAGATGGAGATATCGTTATAGGAAAATTGCTCGAAGCGCCTTCAACAGACGGCGACATTGTAGCGGTCGATATGAATATCCACCACCTATACATTGCCTAAACTTTATTAACGAATAATAATTATCTATTATGCCTAATCGATATCAAGGGGTTGATCCCGTACTATCTAGTACAGCGATCGCCTACAGTAATGACGACTATATTGCGGAAGCGGTTTTCCCGACTTTCTCAGTAAAGAAGCAGTCAGCCAAGCACTTTATTTATGACCGAGGACGATTCCACAAGCTGGATACTCGCCGTGGATCAGGTGGTAACTCAAAAGAAGTTAGTCACAACCTAACCGTGGGACAGCCTTACTACTGTGAGGATCACGCCCTAAAATCTTTTGTTGCCGACGAAGATGTTGAAAACGCGGAAACGCCAACAACACCGTACATCGACGCAACCGAAAACATTGTTGATCTATTGCAGGTCGACCGTGAAAAAGCACTGGCCGACATGTTGGCAAATACCGCAATCTTGACACAAAACGTCACGCTTTCAGGTACAAGCCAATTCAGCGACTACACAAACAGCGATCCGTTTGGAGTTATTGAAACCGGTATGCAAGCCGTACACGCCGCTATCCACCGAAACCCTAATACCGCGATTATTGGCAAAGAGGTTTGGGACAAGCTAAAGCATCATCCAACATTCTTGGAGCGCGTAAAATACAGCCAGAAGGGCGTAATCTCGCAGGATCTTTTGGCCTCACTTATCGGAGTTGATCGCGTACTCATTGGAGGCGCTGGTTACAACACCGCAAACGAGGGACAGACCGATTCTATGAGCTACATTTGGGGCAAGAACATTGTTCTAGCTTACATTGCAACGTCAGTACGTCCGAAGCTTATGACTCTTGGATTAACTTACACATGGTCAGCGAAGCCAATGACCGCAAAGAAATTGCGTAGCACCGACGAAGACGACCGAGAGGGCGCATTCGTACGTGTTGGTAGCTGGTACTACGATCAACAGCTTGTTGCCGCAGAAGCCGGATATCTTATCAAGAACGCCGTAGCCTAAACCTTTACTAGCCACTAACCCCTAAACAATTATGGAGTTATTCAGAAAAGACATTCCCGTTGTATCGCCAGAGTTTCGTATTCCACGAAATGACGATACCCCGGTTGTATATCAAGGTAACCAAGTGCGACAAATCGCAGTTGCTACTTTCGATCCATCAGCCAACACCTCGGAGCGAACAGTCGCGGCCCATGGCCTCGGTGTTTATATCCCGGACAACGCGGTAATCGTAAAGGCATGGTACGACGTTGTAACTACATTCACCTCGCCAACATCAGACGCCGCAACCATTGCGTTGCACGCGCAGTCAGCAGGGGATCTTGTAGCCGCAGATGATATTGCGGACGCAACAACGCCATTCGACGCCGGAGTACGTGGTACTCTTGCCGGATTCCCAGCATTGGGAGCCGACGCGGCCCA